CCCATATGGATGTTAATAGCAAACTCGTCAAAGCATCCCAATAGATCACCAATCAGAGAGTGCATCTCAAGCGAAGCAATAGACTTTCTGACAATATCAATGTTGGGGCTTGCCAAACAGGTGTATGGGCCCGGATGACATGATAAACGAATGCCTGCCTCACGAGCAATAGAGCCTGCTTCAACCAACTCAGACACAATATCCTGATGGTGCTCTCGTGACAGGTCATCCAAAGAGTAACCCAAATCAGGATGATCCATAAATGGAAAAATTTCACTGCTGACACGGAACATTTTAATTCCGTTATCACGGTTCCACTCCATGATCTTAACTAGATCTTTACTATTTTGAAGTGCTAGTTCACCCACACGATCCAAACTAAAGTTGGACATCCGCAAGGTTCTACTTGTGGTAATCTGATCTTTCTTTTTCAAGCCTTGGTTCATCGTTAGATTTACACAGGCGTATCCGATATTGCGTATCATGTTGTCTCCACTATAACACAAAAGCCTTGCCGAAGCAAGGCTAATGTGGTAAGAATCACACCCGTGATTTAGTCGTCGTTCCTATCAGGAACTGAACCGTCGTCTTCGGAATCCCAATAAAAATTGGGGTCTTCATCTTCAGCAATCTCATCCTGAAAATCTTCAGGATTTGGAATATCATCATCTGTTGAGGGTTTTTCGGTCTCATCCTCATCAGAAGGATCAATATCTCCATAATAAACTTCAAAGTCGTGATGTTCATCATCATCGTAGTTGTCAGGATCAGGATGACCCGCACTTGAATTTCTACCCATATAATCCTCCTTACTTAATCTTGCGTTGACTGCCCATAGTGGGTTCAAGATCATTATTCTTGATCCACCTATGAATATATGGATGCGTATCCTCAATGTTCTCGGGATCGTGGATAGATACGAGGTACTGTGGCCCATTACGCGGATCACGCTCAACACGAACAACCATACCTACACGCTCCCACGAACTAATCCAAACCTTAGTACCAGGTGTCAAAACTGTCTCGGTCATTTTAAAAACTCAAATCTTAAAATAGTAGGCAGCAACGCGCCGCCAAGTAATGCTTCATGCCAACAATATACTACACCAAAAAGTTTTGTCAAGGGTTGACAGAGAAAAAATCCATGTTACTATCGTATAGCCATGAGCAACAAAATTGAGCAACAGTATTGGGGCGACGAGCCACCTTGGGATCACCTGCCAAAAGACCCTACCGATCTTCGTGTAGCCACACAGTATTGTAGAGCCATTCAATGGTATCACAATATGGCTGACGAAAACGATTATAAAAAGTGGGTGGTAGAGTGGATGGGTAAAAATAAATATTCCGCCGCCAATATTGCATTTGTAAAAAAGTTGTCGGATGTAAGCATCTATCCTGATGAGGTGGATGGTTTGCGCTTAGGTATGAGTATTGGGCCAATCGCTCGCATGCTCACCTTGGGTGCGCCTCTTATAGACAAGCAGATCAGCGATTTGAAAAAGTGCATCACATATCTGATCTCTAAAGGCAAGCAGGTTCGTCAAGAAGCCGTTGCCTCTGGTAGACCGAGTGTGCGCGATCATGTGCGCGAGCAGGTGCGCGAACTTATTGAAGAACTTGAACTGCTTGTAGACAAGATTCTTACAGGCGAGAAAATTGATTGGAAACCTGAAGACTTTATTGATGTTCACAAGGTTAAGCCTATGCAATCCGCCATCATTGCGGATTGGTTTGAACGACAGATGGGCGATATCAATCTTATCATTAGTGGTAAGGCAGACGAACAGTTGAAGGAAGGATATTCATTGTTTAAGAAGCCTATTCTTAGACGGTATCAGGAATGGCTTACAAGCGTCGTGGCTGCATTCCGTGGTGTAAAGAAGGCTACGCCTACCGTTCGCCGTGCGAAGCGTAGAAAGTCTCCTATTGACCGTGTAAAGAAGATGAAGTGGCGTAAGGAAGATACTGAACTTGGTATTGTTTCCATTCACCCATCACGGATTATTGGTGCATCAAAGGTGATTTTGTTTAATACAAAGTCTCGTGATGTAACTATTCTTGAAGCAGAAACAGTTGATGGTCTTGATGTAGACGGAACTACAATCAAGGGAGTTGATCAGAAAACTTGCAAGACTAAGAAGGTTCGTAAGCCTAAAGAGTTCCTGTCGTCTGTGAAGGGTGATGTTGGTATTCGTGCGTTTAAGAATGCCTTTGATGCTCTAAAAACGGATGAAAAGGAAGCAACAGGACGAACAAATGATGAAACTATTATTTTGATTGTGTACAAATAAAAGCATGCTAAATACTATTGTTGAAATGAACAGGAGCATACAATGAGACTGAACATCAGTGAAATTTTGGATTTGGTAAATCAAGCAGAAACTGAAGATCAAAAAATCAATTTGCTGCGTAAGAACTATTCGCCTGCAATGGAAGATGTTTTGCAATGGGCGTACAATCCAAATATTGTGTTGTTTACAGACAAGATTCCTCCGTATACGCCAGATATGTCGCCGGAAGGGTTGTCTATGACTTCCATATATTCCGAGCACAAACGGTTTTACATGTTCCTTAAAGAGTCTCGTATTGATTTGAGTAGAAAAGGTATTCTTCTAATTCAAATGCTTGAGGCTCTTGGAAACAAAGAAGCAAAAGTCTTGGAAGGTATTATTAAAAGAAATATTCCAAGTGTACCAAAAGAACTCGCAGAGAAGTCTTATCCAGGACTGTTCTCTCGTCCTATTCGTATTCCTATGGAGGCATAATAAAATGGGTAGAAATAATGATTATAATGATTGGGAAGATCGTACTTCTCGCAGAAATCGCAAATCAGAAAACAAGAAAAATCGTAAGCGTGTAAATTCCAATGAGTTGATGGAAAGATTTGGACGCAATGAGGGCGATGATGATTTATACGAGAATGGCGAAAAATTTAGAAGTCGCTAAAAAACTATACTAAATAAAATCGCTCACTAATAAAAATGGAGATTAAAATGTCAAGTGCGAAAAAAATCACGCTTTGTATGATTGTAAAGAATGAGTCTCATGTTATTGAACGCTGCCTGGCTTCTGTTCTACCAGTTATTGACTATTGGGTAATTGTGGACACTGGCTCTACAGACGGCACACAAGAAAAGATCAAGAAGTTTTTTGATAATGTTGGTATTCCTGGCGAACTACACGAACGCCCTTGGGTTGATTTCGGCAAAAACCGAAGTGAAGCCCTTGAATTGGCTAAAACAACAGACAACGATTATTGCTTGATGATTGATTCGGATGAAGTTCTAGTATTTGATCCTGGTTTTGATCCTGACAAGTTCAAGGAATCCCTAACCGCAGATCTTTATAATGTTTTTGCTTTCTACGGCAATACTCGTTATCACCGTCCACAGTTGACAAGCAACAAGAAGCGATTCTACTATCGTGGTATTCTGCATGAATATGTGGATTGCCATGATCCTATTGAGAGTCGTGACTTTGCTCGTGGTTTCACTAACACTCCAATTCAAGACGGAAATCGCTCTAAGAATCCAAAGAAGTATCAGGACGATGCTGTGCGATTTGAGGAAGCGTTGAAGGGTGATGTGGATCCCAAGGATTTTAATCGTTACCATTTCTATCTTGCTCAGTCGTATCGTGATTCTGAACAATGGGAAAAGTCCCTTGACGCATATCTAAAGCGTGCTTCTTTGGGTGGTTGGGCAGAAGAAGTGTTCTATAGTTTATTCCAGGCTGGTAGAATACGAGAAATTCTAAAGCAAGGATTGGATGATATCATTGCTTGTTATTTCCAAGCCTTCCAATCTGCTCCTTGGAGAGCGGAAAGTCTGTGGGCTGCTGCTAGACTTTGCCGATTGGCAGGTCGTTTTGACCAAGCGTATCGTTTCTCCAAGCAGGCTGTAAAGATTAAGTATCCTGAAGGAGCCCTATTTGTTGGAGAACCCATCTATCAATGGATGATTTTGGATGAATTCTGTATTGCGGCTTATTGGACGGAAAATTACCGTGAGGCTCGTATGGCAGCCATGCAATTACTTAAGGATAACCGATTCCCACCCGATCAAAAGGAAAGAATTGAGGCAAATTTGAAGTTTGCAACAGAAGCCATTATGAATGAGACCGTAACAGTCTAATTTACATTTTTGATTTTTGTAGTGAGTAAGGTTGGGCTTTATCGCCCAACCTTTTCTCATAAATAGAACAGAACCCTATTCTGGAGGCGGCATGGCTTTTTCTGCATTCACAACAACACCTTCTATTTTAACGCAAACTGTTGGTGGTCCTGTAATTGATAAAAATTACAATGTTACGGTTGGACATACCTTTGCTTTAGGAGAAGCAGTTTATATTAATTCAAGTGGTTCGGTAATCAAAGCAAAAGCGGATTCATTAACAACTTCCTACACAGTAGGAATTGTAAAAGGACTTGACACCTCAACAGTAACCATTGGATATCAAGGAGAATTTACGGTTGCCTCTTCGGTAACTGGTTACTTTCCTCTAGCAACAGGCAATGTTTACTATTTGTCTCCAACAATTGCTGGTGGTATAACCGCAACTTCTCCCACAAGTTCTTCTTTGGTTGTGCAGCCATTGTTTGTTGCTTCAGGTTCTTATACAGGAATTGTAATAAACTCAATACCCCGACAGAATTACGGATTTACTTCTTTGTATACTCCTGTCGGAACAATGGTTCCTTTCGGCGGAAAAGCAAATAATATTCCAGGAAACTGGGTGCTGTGTGCAGGTGATGCTCTACCAAAGGGAACAACAAGCACAGACTCATATTACGATCTATACTCGGCAATCGGTGAGAAATATGGAGTTCATGGTGTTGCTCAATCAAACAGCACAGGATTGACTGCATACATTACCTTTGATAGTGCAGTTGAAGATGCCCCAACATATGGATCTGGTCTGCCTGGCAGCACAAAGAATTTTTCTCTTTTAAACAATAGCGTTTACAAAATTACTTGGGGAACCAAGCAAGCGGTTGCTAGAGTTGCTTCTGCCACAGGATCAACTTCAAATGTTACCTTTACCTTCTTGGCGGGCATTACTGGAGCAACTTCTTCGTTCTCTGGTTTAGTACAAGCCACAGAAATTACACTAAACTCTTTGATAGCCGGTGAGGTTGCTGGATACACATCCGACAACTTCTTCCTACCTGATTTTAGAGGTAGAATGGCAATTGGTGCGGGTAGAGGTATTAATCTTACAAACAGAAGTTTGGGTGCTTTTGGTGGTGAAGAAACTCATACGCTAACCAACTCAGAATTGCCGTCTCATCGTCACACAATTCCTCTAAGAAATTCAAGCGGTATTTCTGGTTCTGCTCAGTATGTTTTGGGTGGAGCAACAGGATCGGTTAATGCGGTTTTATCAACAGATTTACAAACCAATAGTGCTGTAAGTGATCTGACTGGTGGTGGTCAGGCTCACGAAAATATGTCGCCATTTTTAACTGCAAATTGGATTATTCGCTACAAATCTAATGTGGGACAACCTGGAATTGAAATAGGCCCTAAGGGAGATCAAGGAATTCAAGGCCCTGTTGGATCAACAGGAGCCACAGGTGTTGGTGCAACCGGTGCAACTGGATACGCATCAGGCACGATTACCTACCGTTATACCCCGCTAACCACTCCTCCAAACGGTTACTGGAATGAAACTAGTGGATATCTTAGAGTAAGCGCACAGGAAGATAGCAACACAAATATTGCTTCATACATCCAAACCTGGGATGATTCTAACGCTGGAAACAAAGGTATTGTGTTTATTCGTGATGCTTATAATTCTCCATCATTCTTTAGGATTTACAACATTACAGGAGTATCCACCACAGGAAGTGTTGGCGGGGTGGATTACTATCAGTTTCCTGTATCCTCTTTAGTTTATTCAGGTACTGGTACGAGCGGTCAAGCATATAACTTCTTGTTTGTTCCTTATGCAAGCAACGGTATAACTGGAGACACAGGATTACAAGGAAATACGGGTGCTCAGGGAAATACAGGCGCACAAGGAACTACAGGAATTGACGGAACCTGCGGTTGCCCAACATTTATAGCACCTCAAAGTCCAACCTTTTACATTGATCCATCATCAACAAATACCACCGCATCAATTTCTTATGCACCATTTAATTTCTCTGCGGTCTCTAGCGAACCAACTTCGTTTGATTATTTTAAGTCTTCATTGCTAGCATCTTCTGATTACTCGTTTGACGGGTTCTCGGAAATGATAGCACCGCAACCTATAGATACCGTAAATCTTGTAAAGTATAACTTTGATTATTCTGCAACAGGAACTACTCCATGTGATGGAAACTGCTTGGGAATGACTGGTTATTATAACCTTTCGGATTCGGTTAGACTGGTAAACTCCTCAAGCCCACCTTCAAAAATAAACATTGTTCTTTCTGCAAACAGCACTTATACCGTAGATAAGCCGTTTGTAATCAAAGATGCAAACATTTCCATGTATGCTCAACCTGGTGCATACTACAACAAAACTCCAACAGGTTTGTCTGCTGGATACGCTGATGGAACTACAGGAAGCACTGGACGAGGATATCTAAACATTGATATCTACGGAGATACAAACAATGTTGTGGTTGGCAACTATATTGGCATAAAACCTGAATATTTTGGGTTAACCTCAGCGGCTTCCGCAACAGGATATCAAACACTTTGCGGAATCTATCGTGTAAACGATGTGGATTATACGAATGACATTATTCGTGTGGAAGCCCGTATTTTGAGCGGAAGTGGTGTAACCGGAGCGAGAATGTTTACAGGCTCATTATCATATCCAAGCATCTCACAATTTGATGTGTACACCACATCTGTAGAATTCCAAAATTGTAATGGATTTATGGTTGAGCCTACAGGAGTTCTATCTTTAGGAACACCAAATTCTGCTGGTGTTTCGGGATCTCCTTTCATTATAATCCACACAGGTTCTTTAACCGCTGGCGAATACGCCAAGGGTGTTTATGTTAGTGGAGGAAAAGCATTCTTAGGTAATAGTGTGGGGCTAATGTCTTGGCCAACATATGGAGCCGCTTTATACGCAGCAAATGGTGGATTGATAAATGGCGTAGGAGTTATAGGTTCCAACAATGGTACATTCAGTTATGCCGAAGCAGGATCTTCAATAATGCTATCGTATCCAATAGTGTCTCGTAACGATACTGCAATCATTCTTGATAGTGGTGCGAAAATGACTATAAATGGATTCAATGTTGATGGTAATAACAGAAGATTCTTATCAGTAAATAACGGAACAACTTCACTACTCTTGAATTCTGGTTCTTTGATCGTGAAAGACACTAAACCACAAATAATCATGGATGCAGCACAAACAGGACTTTTAGCATCGCGTGCATCATTTATAATTCAAGGAGCAAGCGGTTCTGATGGTGCTATCATTGGTGCTACAGGAACAGTTGGTGTTAGAGGAATAAGTTTAAACTATGCTTCTAGTGGTACAGTAGAGTTGGGTAGTGCAACCGTTCGCTCATCGGTTACAGGAGGCTCCTTATTAACACTAACCAAAAAGACAGGAACCATAACCTCGGTTTACGCTGCGCCAGCGGGTGTTGGTGCAAACTTGGGAGATAAGTATCCAGGCACACAACCACCAACAAACGAGGCTAATTAAACATGATATTTGAAAGAAATGAAGCCGGACAATTCTTAATAAATGGAACTGTGATTCCACGAGATGTATTTTTGTCTATGGAGCCAAATTATACTGAACCAGAAGGAACCATATTTGTTCATTACGAACAAGGAATTGGCAGGCGAATCCGAACAAATGTGAAGGAATATAAAATTGGTGGTTCTTGGGATGATGGTGATCGTTATATTAAAAGAATTTCTCAGTTCTCACAAGCATCAACATCTCTTTCAATTGAAGCCCAAAAGCAAGAAGCAGAGATTATACAATCAAAACTAGATTCTATACCAAATTATGATAGACGGCGTTTTGATTATCCGCCTTTAGAGGATTTGATTGTTGCACTTTGGGAAAATTTGATTGAAAAGAAAACAAAGAAAGCCTCTGGTGTTGAAGCAATCCAAAAGTTAAGAAAGGCTGTAAAGGATAAATATCCTACAGAAAACAACAATGCCATCAGTCAGGACGAGACAGAAATTAGTTGATTACTGCTTGCGGGCTTTAGGCTCGCCTGTAATTGAAGTGAATGTAGACGACGATCAAGTTCAGGATCGCGTTGATGATGCTATTCGCTTCTTTTCCGAGTATCATTTTGATGGTGTAGAACAGGTATATCTAAAATATCAAATTCAACCTCAAGATATTGCTAATCGCTATATTTCAATTAAAGCAGACAATCCTGGTTTTCAAACAGCCGATAAAACTTTTGCAAATTCTGAGGATGTAACCGCTGCTGATATTCTTCTAGAAGATCTTATCACAAGCGTAACCAAAATATGGCACATTACAGCACAGTCTGTAGGTATGTTTGATGTTCGGTATCAGTACGCTTTAAATGATTTGTATACCTTTGGAACTATTGACTTAGTTCAGTACGATCTAACACAACAGTACCTATCTCTTTTGCGTCAGTATCTGTCGCCAGAGAAAATGGTGAACTTTAGCCGTGTCACCAACAAACTGTATGTAAATATGGATTGGAAGTTTGTAAATCCTGGTCAATACCTTATCATTGAAGCGTATCGTATTCTTGATCCACGAATTTATACGGAAGTATACGAGGATCGCATGTTGAAAAAGTATCTTACTGCTCTTATTAAAAAGCAATGGGGTATTAATTTAAGTAAGTATAGTGGTATTAAACTTCCTGGTGACATCACTTTTAATGGTGATAAAATTGTGTCGGAAGCAAAAACTGAAGTGGATGAGATTGAAAAAGAAATAGTAGCGAAGTACGAGTTGCCAACCGACTTTATGATGGGATAACCTGTGGCATTAAATCCCTACTTCAATAAATTCAAGAATTTACCTGAACAGAATCTGATAGAAGCCTTAACCGTTGAGGCAATCAAGATTCACGGTATGGAAATATACTATCTACCTAGAACGATGGTGCGTTATGATGACTTCTTTGGTGAAGCACCTTATTCGCGGTTTGCATCCTTCAAAATGATTGAAATGTATATGGATACTACAACCGCCTTTGAAGGCGGAGATACTTTCACTAAGTTTGGCTTTGAAATTAGGGACAGTGTTAAATTTACAGTTTCTCGTAAAAGATTCGTAAGAGAAACAGGCATGCAGCGACCTATGGAAGGAGATTTATTATATTTGCCACTAAATAAGGGATTATTTGAGATAAAATTTGTTGAACATGAAAATCCTTTTTATAGTTTAGGCAAATTACTGTCTTTCCAATTGACATGTGAACTGTTCCAATACAGTGAGGAGAAGATGAATACCGGAATTCCTGAAATTGATGTGGTGGAGGAAGAAACCGGTTACAGTATTACCCTCTCTTTAGGAGCAACAGGTGGAACAGGAACTTTTGCAAAAGGCGATACAGTTTACCAATACGCAAATGGCTCCATTACGGGAGCGATGGAAAATGCGGATGCTACAGCGACCGTTCTTTCCTATGACATCAGCAGTCCGAACAGTATTGTTCTTACTAATTTGTATGGTAAGTGGCTCACGGGCAGTTCGCAAGCAGTAACTTATTATATCACCAAATCAAATAACTCTGCTTACAGAGTGGTTTATGGATTGGATGATAAGTTTGGAATGTATATTGACGATAGCAATCAGCAAATACAAACTGAAGCAAGCACTTATCTTGATTTCAGTGAAAAACATCCTTTCGGAGATCCGTGATAAATGCTTGAATACTTCTATCATAAGACTATAAGAAAGGTTGTTGTAGCGTTCGGAACTCTATTCAACGACATCTATATCGCAAGATATGATGATAACGGAAATGAAGTTGAACGAGTAAAAGTTCCTATCTCATATGGCCCACAACAAAAATTTATTAGCCGCTTGCATCGTATAGGAACCGATTTTGATGCTGCAAAAGTCAAGGTTGAGAATTATATTCCAAGAATGTCATTTGAAATTCAAAACATAACATACGATTCAACTCGTAAACTTAGTACGATGAATCAAACTCTGTTATACAAGAGTGCAAACTCCTCACAATCACGATATGAAAGAGTTCCATACAATATTGACATTTCTCTTGGTATTATGACAAAAAATACTGAAGATGCTCTTCAAATCATGGAGCAAATTCTTCCATACTTTCAGCCGGAATATACCGTTACTTTGATTATGAATGATATGGATCCAAAAGTAAATGTGCCGTTTGTATTTAAATCCTGCACATTAGGAGAAACCGATGATGGATCTTTTGGTAACTATGATTTACGAAAACTAACTTATGTTGCTATGGTCTTCACGGCAAAATTGTACCTCTATGGTCCTTTCCACGATCAAAAAATCATTACTGGCACAACTACAAATTTCTTTGCGAATATAGATGGTGGGCCTACTGCATTCACTACAAACATCTCTGTTACTGGTGGTGCTACCGCTGGTTCATTCCGAGCAGGAAATACTGGTCAAACTGATATCAGAATAATACAATACTAATGAAAGAAGGTTGCTATGAATAATAATGAACCTAGTAGAGTTGATAAAAATCTATTAGAAGCCTTGAATATGCCGTCTATACCTGCTCAGAAAATAGTATCTACAGATTCTGTTGTAGTTAAAGTTAGTTCTTCTCTAACAGGAAATACAGATGCTGACCGAGATTATCGGGAAGTTCGTGATAATATTAAGCGCATTATTTTGCAATCTGAAGATGCCATTCAAGGTGTTCTTGAGGTAGCCTCTGAAACTCAGAGTTCTCGTGCTTACGAGGTGGCTGCACAATTAATTCAAGCAACACTAGAAGCAAATAATAAATTGATGCATCTACACAAGCAATTAAAAGACATCAAGAAAGAAGATGCACTCAAGGCTGGTGGAAGTGTAACCACAACAAACAACAATATCTTTGTGGGAAATACTGCTGAACTATCGCGGTTCCTTCGTGCCCGTAAAGATCTAGAAACAGCAACCAAAGAATTACCACCAGGAGATATTATAGATGCCTCCTAAAACAGGTATTGCGTATCTCGGCAACGCTCTGCTTAAAGGGCCTGGAGTTAAGATTGAGTATACTCCCGAGCAGATGGAAGAGTATGTTAAATGCTCCGAAGACTTGAGTTATTTTCTTACTCACTACTTTTACATTCGTTCGCTAGACAAAGGCCCAATCTTATTTGATCTTTACGATTTTCAGAAACGCTTTGTAAAAGAAGTTCGTGAAAATCGTTTTACCATTTGTAAGTTTCCTCGTCAGACAGGAAAGACTTCGTGTGTAACAGGCGATATTCTACACATGACTCAGTTTACTCCCGACTATAAGGTAGCCGTTCTAGCCAACAAGCAGAAAACTGCAACAGAAATTTTAGATCGTATCAAACTAGCGTATGAACGATTACCCATGTGGATGAAGCAGGGTGTGGTGGAATGGAATAAAACTTCCATCAAGTTTGAAAACGGTTCCAAGATTATTGCTTCATCAACATCTGCAACCGCTGTTCGTGGTGACTCGTTCAACTACATTATGTTGGACGAATTTGCATTCGTTCCTAATAATATTGCTGATGAATTCTTTGCATCCGTATATCCAACCATTTCATCAGGTAAGACTTCTAAGATTGTAATTGTATCTACCCCCAAGGGTATGAACATGTATTACAAAATTTGGAAGGATGCGTTAGCAGGTAGAAATCCTTACAAGGCTATTGAAGTTAAATGGTGGGAAGTTCCAGGCAGAGATGAAGCATGGAAAGAAACCACAAAAAAGGCTTTAGGTTCCGAGCGTTTATGGTTAGCCGAGTATGAATGTGAATTCTTAGGATCAGAAGATACCCTGATTCGCCCCACAAAACTTTCCGCTCTTGCGTATGATGATCCTAAAATTGCAACTACAGAAGGATTGATGATTTATAAAGAACCTGAGAAGGATCACATCTACACCATAACTGTTGATACCTCACGAGCAATAGGATTAGACTATCACGCTTTTATTGTTTTAGATGTTACAAAAATGCCTTATCAACTTGTAGCCCGATTCCGAAACAATACCATGCCCGTAATGTTGCTTCCCAACATGATTGTTACGGTTGCTCAAAGATACAATGATGCACACCTGTTGGTTGAAATGAACGATACTGGGCAACAGGTATCAGATATCATTCACGAAGAACTTGAATATGACAATATTATTACCACAACCATAAAAGGTAAGAAGGGTCAAAGAGCCTCAGGATTTGGTGTTGGCAGGGTTCAATACGGTGTCAAGATGTCCAATCAAATTAAAAAAACTGGTTGTCTGGTTTTGAAAGAAATGGTGGAGGGCGATAAGATTGTTCTAACAGACTTTGATGTGATATCCGAGTTGTCTACCTTTGTGAGCGAGAAAGCCTCCTACGGAGCCTCTGAGGGCTATAATGACGATCTGGTATCGTGCCTAGTATTGTTTGGATGGCTGTCTACTCAATCGTACTTCCGAGATTTAGTAAATACCGATATTCGGCGAAAACTGATGGAAGAAAAAATTAGAAAAATGGAAGATGATTTGCTTCCATTTGGGTTTTCTACTTCAGAATTAGAAGAAGATGAGGATATTAAAGAACTTTCAAAAGAGAACAATTTTACCGAAAACGATCAAAACCGATGGCGGTGGGGATTAGGTAATGACCGACAAATGTTTTAATTTTTGAATATTTGGCTAAGAAAGAAAAATCCTAAATATCCCATAGACTTGAATCACATTAGATATATCCACAAGGAGACAGTAGATGGCATTCCAACTTAGTCCCAGCGTAACTGTAACAGAAAGAGACCTAACAACAATCGTTCCAACCGTGGCAACCACAAATGCTGGCGTTGCCGGGTTGTTTGAATGGGGTCCTGTAAATAAAAGAGTAACCGTAAGTAGCGTTCAAGATTTGGTGTCTCGTTTTGGTTTACCTAGAGACAGCAACTTTGAATACTGGTTTACTGCGGCTAACTATCTTGGCTATGGAAATAACCTACAGGTTGTTCGTGGTGGCGATAGTGCATCATTTAAAAATGCCGGCCCAACAATGGCTGGACAAGGTGGTGGCGCAGCCGTTTATATTGATGAAGATTCGGCTTCAACCACAAGTCCAACCCCAAGTGTGTTTAACGCAAGATATCCTGGAAGTTTTGGAAATAATCTAACTGTTTCCTTCTGCGGTTCAGCAACCTCTGCTGGCGCAACCTTTTCGGGTTGGCAATACGCAAACAATTGCAGCAGTGGACAGCCTTCAACCACCTCTTATGGTGATAGACTGTCTGTTGGTAATGACGCTTTCCACCTTGTTGTTGTAGACAGAACAGGTCTAATTAGCGGTGCTACAGGAAATGTCATTGAAGTGTTTGAAAATCTTTCAATCATTCCTGGTGCTGTGTCATCAGACGGAACTAGTATTTACTACAAGAATAGAATCAACAATTCTTCAAAATACATTATAGCCGTAGGAAGTGCGGGACTTGTAGGATTAACCGCAGGATTTACTGCTGGTGCGGCAAGTACTGTGAATTATACTGCATCCAGTACAGCATATAGCACTGGCGGTGTATTCACCGCAGATTTGGCTGGTGGTACAGGAGAATGGAATAAGGGTCAATTGTTTAGTAGTACCACAGGCGGTTACGCACAATTTGCTGATGCTGACATTGCTGATGTTTCCCTACTGATGGCAGGCCCTGCAACAGGAGCAGATGCACAAACAGTAACAGATTTGGCTAAGGCTCGCAAAGACTGCGTGGCATTTGTTTCGGTAAGAAACAACGATCCAACAGTAGCAGCAGACACCAAGGTTGCAAACTGTAAGACTCTTCGTGACCTAGTTGGAAACAACAACTACGCTTTCATTGATAGTGGTTATAAGTATCAATACGACGCTTACAACGATGTGTATCGTTATGTTCCGCTGAACGGTGATATTGCAGGTCTATGTGCAAGAACAGATGCAGCACAAGATCCTTGGTACTCACCCGCAGGATTCAACCGTGGGCAAATTCGTGGTGCAGTAAAATTGGCGTTCAATCCAAGCCAAACTCAAAGAGACACCATTTATCAATACGGTATCAATCCTGTTGTAACCTTCCCTGGTCAAGGAACCCTATTGTACGGTGACAGAACCGCTCAAACCAAGGCATCTGCGTTTGATCGTATCAATGTTCGCCGTCTCTTTATCGTTCTAGAGAAGGCAATTGCAACCGCTGCTCAGTATAGCCTCTTTGAGTTCAATGATGCGTTCACCCGAGCACAGTTTAAATCGCTAGTAGAGCCTTTCCTCCGTGATGTTCAGGGTCGTCGTGGCATCACCGATTTCAAGGTGGTATGCAACGAATCTAACAATACGGCTGCTGTAATTGACTCTAATCGTTTCGTGGCAGACATTTACATCAAGCCAAATCGCAGCGTAAACTACATCCAACTCAACTTCATTGCAACACGCACAGGCGTTTCGTTTGATGAGGTTGGAGCCTGATATAACCGAGATAGATACTAAAGGAGAAAGTAAATGGCATATAGTCAATTCAGTATAGACGCTTTCAGAGCAAACCTTGTTAATGGTGGTGCTCGCAACAACCTATATCTCGTTACAGGTGTGTTTCCTGGCGCGGGAACAAAATCAATAAATGCAGCAGCAGGAGTTGCTGGTGCAATATTTGGTGGTGCAGTATCTGGTGCAATTACAAATGTTGCGGCAGCGGTTGGATTGGGTAGTCCATCTGCTCAAGTTTCATTCCTTGCTTCAGCAACCAAGATTCCTGAATCAACTTTGGGTCAAGTTGAAGCATCCTACATGGGTAGAAAGATCAAGTATGCAGGAGATCGTGAGTTTCCAGATTGGACACTTTCTTGCTATAACGATGGTAATTACGGTCTTCGTAAATCATTTGAAACCTGGTCAAACTTGATTAATTCTTACGAAGGTAATGTTGGCCCAAATAACTTGAATGCTTACCTTACAGACTGGACTGTGCAACCACTTACCCGCGAAGGTAATGTAATTGCAACTTACAAGTTTGTTGGTTGCTGGCCCAAGAATTTGGGAGCAATTGAGTTGGCATTTGAATCTAAGACTGATCTATCAAAGTTTGATGTAACCATGTCTTATCAATACCACAGTCTTGAAGGAATCACTACCTGACATTTAAAACAAGGAGTTTTACAATATGGATCTCTTCGGCTTAAAAATAGAGCGGTCGAAGAAGCAACAAAGCGACTTCAAAGCACTAAAATCGTTCGTAGTCCCAACCACGGACGATGGTGCTATTCCAGTAGAAGCAGGTGGCTTTTACGGTCAATATGTTGATCTTGACGGAACTGTTAGAAATGATTACGAACTTGTTGCTAAGTACCGCGAAATGTCAATGGATCCTATCTGCGAAACCGCAGTAGATGATATTGTCAATGAAGCAATTGTATGTGAAGGAAAGCGTTCTCCTGTTAAGATTTTCTTTACCAGTGATTTAAAAGTTGGTGAGCCTATCAAAGAAAAGATTCAAGAAGAGTTCAAAAACATTCTTAGAATCATGCAGTTTGAAACCAAGGGTTACGAAGTGTTTCGTCGTTGGTATGTGGACGGCAAAATATACTTTCACATCATTAGCGACGAAAAGAAGGTTGAGAAGGGAATTCTTGAACTTCGTTTCGTTGATCCACTAAACATTCAAAAGATTCGTGAGTTTGAAAAAGAAACTCGCAAAGACGGCACAAAAATCATTACTGGTTATCGTGACTTCTATATCTACAACAAAGATAATCCTCGTGCTGGTGGCAATGCCGCAGGCATCAAGATTAACGATGATGCCATTGCATTCTGCTCGTCAGGTCTGTTTGATAGTCGCTATCGCAGAACTGTCGGTTTTATGCATAAGGCTATCAAACCACTCAACCAACTTCGCATGATGGAAGATGCTGTAGTCATCTACCGTATCTCTCGTGCTCCTGAGCGTCGTATATTTTACATAGATGTTGGTTCGCTTCCCAAGACTAAAGCCGAGCAGTATGTTAAGGACATCATGGGCAAGTATCGTAACAAACTTGTGTACGATGCTAACACTGGTGAAATCCGAGACGACAAGAAGTTTATGAGCATGTTGGAAGACTACTGGCTGCCTCGTCGTGAAGGCTCCAAGGGAACTGAAATTAGCACTTTGAGTGGTGCTCAAAATCTTGGTGAACTCACCGATGTGGTGTATTTCCAAAAGAAACTGTACAAGGCTCTAAATGTACCTGCATCTCGTCTAGAGCAAGACAAGGGATTCCAACTAGGCAGAGCCGCTGAAATTAGCCGTGATGAGTTAAAATTTAACAAATTCATCATTCGTTTGCGTAACAAGTTTAGTGAACTTTTCTACGATTTGCTACGCAAGCAACTCCTAATGAAGTCGGTAATTAAGGCTGACGATTGGGCGGGTATTAAAGAATGCCTATTTTTTGATTTCTTAAAGGACAGTCATTTCGTAGAACTTAAAAATCAAGAGTTACGAAAGGGTATGTACGAGGAATTGAATCAAGTTGAAAAATACATAGGTAAGTACTATTCACACTATTGGATTCGCACACAAGTTCTTGGTATGAGCGAAGCACAAATCAAGGAAATGGAAGATCAAATTCGTGATGAGCGTAACAAGGGTCTATACGCTCCTGACAATACTGCATACGGTTTACAATAACGGAGATAATAAATGGAAAATTTACAAAAAGCAATCAACAGCACTCAGGAAAAAGATGCTATTGATTTTAAACAAGCAATTCAAACAGAACTTGCTTCTAGACTACATGCCGCAATCGTGTCTCGTAAAGACGGTATTGCTAAAACTGTAAGTGTATCAGCAGAAGAAACAAACATTGAACCCTCAGAAGAAGTATCAGAAGCAAACATGGTTGCTCCATCTGCTCCTGTTGCTGGTGGTAAAGTAGGAATTCCTGGTTCAGAAAGATCAAATTCTGGTGCTGGAGAAGTTATTGATCCGTTAGTAGATGAACTAAAATCTGAAATTGAAAGTGTTTTTGCTGTTAAGGATGGAGAAAAACAAGTAACTGCAAAAGATGACGATATTTCGTTAGATCCTAACTTTGAGAAGGAATTTTACATTAAAGAGATGGAATATAACGGACACAAAGTAGTTTTAAAGCAAGTGGGTTTAGGTTTATCAAAGCCTGTGCGTGTATATGTTGATGATAAGCGTTGGGAATTCTTTCCAGGGCCAGAGTCTGCATTAAAGGCATCAAAGTCTTATATTGATGATATGGTTAATAGTAAAAACGAAAGTCTTGTTAGTAAAGACAACGAAATTACTGAAAGGGTTGAATTGGATGGTAGAGGTCGGCTATATCGTTCAACAGAATCTCGTTTAGAGCAGGCTCGTAAACTACGAGAATTAAAGTCACAGCCCACAAACAAAACTACTTTTTCAGAAGAAGAACAAGATACTTTACCATTAACAAACAAACAAATCATGAATTCAGTAAACATGAAGAATGGAAAGTTTGTTATGGGTGAAGAAGAGATGACTGATAAGCAAAAAGAATATCGTAAGTTCTTTGTTTCTGCCATGAAGAAGCATGGCGCATCTTCTCCAACAGAAATGAGTGATGCAAAAAAGAAACAATTCTTTAACTATGTGAAAACAAACTGGAAGGGTTAATGAACAAATCACCTAAAATCAATCAAGACGATTTAACACGCAAAATAATAAAAAGCGTGTCTGAATGTGTTTCCACAAATAAAGGAAAAACTCTTGAATTGATGGACGGTTCTATTGTTAGATTGACTCCACTTCAAGCCAAGCGATTTATAGAAGTTCACGACGAGTTGAGTGAATCTAGTCAGGCTTCTTTCAGAATGATGTTGATAGAAACAAAAAAATCATTTGAAGGTGTAGCCGCCTTTTGTAAGGAGAGAAACTAATGACCTCTAGAGTAGACTATTTGCTAAAAAGTAGAAATCGTTGTGTAATTGCATATACCTCAGATGGTGCTGGCGGTGATGCAAGTTTTGTTGTTGGCCCATCCGCATTCAATTCAACTGCAACAAATCCATCCAATGAATATCCTATAGCAACCACTGGATTAACTTTCACATCCGCTGCTTTAAGTCGTGTTGTTGCTTCGTGCAATGGAACAGGTGGATATCTTGAATTTACTTTTTCTGGATCAACCCCATACCTTGGATTTGTGATTCCTTATCAATCATATCACGATAAAAATTTTGAAAGATTTACAATACCAAATCTAGCGGCAGGATCAACAGGCATGGCTCAAATCAAAAATACTCTTGTAGGCGGAGCAACCGCTAGCGTGATAATGGAATTTGTGACTCGTCATGTCTAATATCAAATAAAGGGAGAAATCAAATGAAATTATTCTGCGACATTAACGAGGAAATTCAAGTTCTAACCGAAGAGAATGAACCAGGCAAAAAGAATTACTTTATTGAAGGTATCTTCTTGATGTGCGATCAAAAGAATCGCAACGGTCGTGTTTATACTTTTGAAATGATGAACAAGAAGGTTAACGAATACAACAATTCTTTTGTTAAGCAAAAGCGTGCTTTTGGTGAATTGGGACACCCTGAGGGCCCCACAATCAACCTAGAGCGCGTTTCTCACATGATTACAGACCTGTACTCCGACAAGAAGAATTTCATTGGTCGGGCTAAAATCATGGACACTCCATACGGTAAAATTGTAAAAAACCTCATTGATGAGGGAGCCAAATTGGGTGTGTCTAGCCGTGGAATCGGCTCTTTAGAAGAGAAAAACGGGGTTAATTATGTAAAAGACGACTATCAACTAGCCACCGCCGCTGATATTGTAGCCGATCCTTCGGCTCCTGAAGCCTTTGTTCGAGGCATCATGGAAGGCAAGGAATGGATATACGAAAGCGGCAGATTAGTAGAACGGGATGTTGAGGAAATCAAGAGAAGTATTAAAAAAGCATCATCTAGAAAACTAGAAGAAGCCAAAATACAAGCCTTTCAAAAGTTTTTACGAAATCTTTAAGAACACTAAATACAGTTTGACACCTTCATAAATTCACAAGGAGCGAGTTCATGGACTCATTTAAGAACGAAGAAGTAGAAGAAATCCTCGAAGAAGAGGAAACCACAGAAGCAACCGCTTCAGACGAAGTAGTTGTTACTGACGATGAAACGATTGAAGAAGATGCAGCAGCCACACAAAAGGCAACTGTTGCTTCCAAGCAGCCTGCTGGTGAAAAGACCAAATTGAAGTCCGCTCCAACAGGAAACGGTTCTTCAAAGTATGCTGGTCTATACATGGACGGTACAGGTAAGGGAGTAATGGTTCCTGAGCCAGTTGCTACCGATTCATCGGCTTCTGCTGACAAGCAAATGAAGTTGGTGGACGCCAAGCGTTCTGGTAAGACTGAAGGAGTTCAAGTTCACATGGACGCTATGTTCAATGGTGAAGAACTCTCGGAAGACTTCAAGACCAAGGCTTCTACAATCTTTGAAACCGCTCTCAACGAGCGCGTTGAAGCCATTGAGAGTGAAATCAAGGCTGAATACGAGAACCGTCTTATTGAGCAAACTGAAACGCTCAAGACTGAACTAACTCAGCAACTTGATTCGTACCTCTCATATGTTGTTGAAGAGTGGATGGAAGAAAACAAACTCGCTGTTGAGAAGGGTCTACGCACTGAAATCGCTGAAGAATTTATTGAAGGTCTTCGCGGTCTCTTCTTGCAGCACAACATTGAAGTACCACAAGGCAAGACTGATCTGCTAGACGAAATGGCAGAGAAGGTTGAAGCCTTAACCTCCTCCTTGAACGAAGAGATCAACAAGAGTCTAGAACTCAAGAACAAGGTTTCTGATCTAGAAAGACAGCAACTTGTTTCAAGCATGAGTGAAGGACTTGTTGACACCGACAAGGAGCGTTTCTTGAAATTGGCGGAAGGCGTTGGCTTTGAAAACAACAACGAATTCCGTTCAAAGTTGGAAGTCATCCGTGAGTCATACTTCGGAGATTCGGGCAAGTCCTTCTTGTCTGAGGAAGTCGAAGACGATATGACGGTTGCCGAAAATGCTCCTGCGAATGAACAAGAAAACTTGTCAGAGTCGATGGAAGCATATTCGCACATGTTGTCTCGCCTAAGCCGTAACAAGCCTCAAAGCAAGAAGAACTAAAGTTTATCTTTTTATAAATATCACTAACCTTTAAAAACCACCACAGGAGTTAAAACCAATGGAACTCACTATTTCAGAAGCACTACAGAGCAAGTGGAAGCCTGTGCTTGAGCACTCGGAACTTCCCGAAATCTCTGATCCTTATCGCAAGGCAGTAACCACGATTCTTCTAGAGAATCAGCAACAGTATCTCCGTGAAGACGGCCCAGCAAGCATCTCAGCCAATCTTGACGGTTCAGGCACAAGCAATGTCGCTCGTTGGGATCCAATCTTGATCTCACTTGTTCGTCGCGCTATGCCAAATCTAATCGCATACGATGTATGCGGCGTTCAGCCAATGAGTGGCCCAACCGGTCTTATCTTTGCTCTACGCAGTCGTTACAACAACCAGTTCGGTGACGAAGCACTCTTCCAAGAAGCCAACACTAAGTTTGGTGGTGGTGCAGCAACTGGCTTGACAGGTAAGGGTATGGGCACAACCTCAGGGCAAGGAAACTTCGGCGGTGTAACCGCTGTTGATACTGATCCATTTGCTCTTTCAGGCTCTCTCAGCACAACTGCAACTGGTGCAGCATTCGGTCTAGGTGATGGTTCAGCAGATCCATTCATCGGAACCGCAATGTCAACCAATGTTGGTGAATCACTTGGTTATCCAAACGGTTCACAAGCCTCAGGTTCACAGTTTGCACAAATGGCATTCTCAATCGAGAAGACCACTGTGACTGCTCAGACTCGTGCGTTGAAGGCAGAGTACACAATGGAATTGGCACAAGACTTGAAGGCAATTCACGGTCTTGACGCTGAAACCGAACTCGCCAACATTTTGTCAAGTGAAATTCTTGCCGAAATCAACCGTGAAGTCGTTCGTCGCATCTATGTGTCAGCCAAGTTGGGTGCTCGCAGCGGTCTAACTCAGACCACTGGCGTGTTTGACTTGAATGTTGACTCAAACGGTCGTTGGTCAGTTGAGAAGTTCAAGGGCTTGCTCTTCCAAATTGAGCGCGAAGCCAATGCAATCGCCAAGGAAACCCGTCGTGGTAAGGGTAACTTCGTCCTCTGCTCGGCAGATGTGGCAAGTGCTCTAAGCATGGCAGGCGTTCTTGACTACGCTCCTGCTCTCTCAACCAACCTCAATGTGGATGACACAGGCAACACCTTCGCTGGTGTTCTCAACGGTCGTCTTCGTGTGTACATTGATCCTTACGCTTCACAGACAGCATCCTCAGAGTTCTTCTGCGTAGGCTATAAGGGCTCAAGCCCATACGATGCTGGTCTCTTCTACTGCCCATATGTACCTCTTCAGATGGTTCGTGCAGTTGGCGAGAACTCGTTCCAGCCAAAGATTGGTTTCAAGACTCGTTACGGTATCATCCATAACCCATTCGTCTTGAACTCAAGCGGCA